TTCTTCTCTAGATTGAAATGATACTGTTGTCCATGTACCATTATCCCAACAGGGTATATCTTGATAAATATCACTCATTATTAACTGTCATAAGCTAATCCCTGACCACCTCTAACTTTACTTGATTGTTCATCTTGAAGATCTTTGTAGACTCCTTTAAATGATGCTCTAATCTGGTCAAAGTTTTTAGCGGCAGCTACTAGTGAATTAATATTACCATCTCTTCCTGCAGTAATCTGTGTAGTCTCCATATATCTAGCTAATCTATCTAACATAGATGCCATACCTTTATATGCTCTAGATGTAGGAGTTTCATACATTCTTTTACAGAATTCTAATGCTTTATATACATCATCATCTTCCGGAGAAAACTCTGCTTGTATTTCCTTTAATATAGTATCTTCTTTATCTATGTCTGGTGTATGAAAGAAAGGATTCATATCCGGATTAGGACATGTCATGTAAAATAAATATAGGTAAATCTTAAGGTGATCTTCTGGATAGTTATCCATTATATCCTTTAAAGCTTTTAAAGTATAACAGTGTTCTGTAGGAACTACTACACCATTATGTACATCAAACAATCTTGTTATCATATTATTTCTTTTTAACTGGATGGTCTTTAATATAATGAAGTATAGAAATTACTTCATCAACTAAATAAGGCACAGGGATTGGAGTTACTTCTTTTACTATAGGATTACCATCAGAGTCTCTTGTTGAGATTGGATAACCATATTCATCTTCTCCTTCTTGTTCAAATGTAATATGGTGTATAAAGATTCTTCCTGGTCTTAACTTAGGATTATGCTTAAGAATAATATACATATAAATACTGAGTTGTAAGGCATAGTGATTAAAATTACAATCATCTAAGTGACTTACAGGATCTAGCATTTTCTCAGATGCTCCCTCCCAATTAGTAAAAGATTCAGTCTTAATCTCCTTGTTAGTTTTGTAGTCAATGATATTTACTTTACCATTGACTACTTCTACTAAATCAGATTGTCCACAGATTCCTGTAGACTTAAGATAAACCATATGTTCTGGATACACGCCTGGATCTAACTTTTGTGAAGGAGCTAATCTAATACCTTCATGTTCTCCAGATGGAGAAACAACAGGTACAGTTACACCTTCTCTCTCAATAGAAGCTAAAGAACATAAGTCAGCTTCTCTTTGATTATGGTAATATGTACCAAGAGTTATTGCTCTGTCAGCTTCATTCTTCCAGATCTGCTCAATAGTCTTGGGCTCTATCCCAAACCATTTAGATCTTTTATTCTTTGATACTCTTGCAGCCACAGCTTTTGCATCAAATGATTTCTTTAAACTAGATATAAGTGTAGTTACACTTGTCCAACTAATTCCTTCAGAACCATCTATACTTTTATAACTATGTTCTTCTGCGTTAAATATTATACTCATAGTTCATCAAGTTTATCCTCTTCTTCTTCTGTAGCAATTGCCTCCCATTTACCTTTAGGGCAGCTAGAAGAAAGAGATCTAGTTTTAAAAGACAATGAACAACCACAGTCAGCACAACAAGGTTGAGTACCTTTTACAGCACAACCTTTTCCTTTAGGGTCATATTCTTCACACCCATCACAGATGTCATGTCTCATTCTTGCAATGTCTTCTACAAATTCATCTCTGATTACAGAGTTTTTAATTCCTTCTAGGATTCCTTTTCTATTCTCCCAAATTGTCTTTAGAACTGCTCTCATCTTTATTCTTTTTAAAAGTTTCTTTTCTAGTTTCTTCTACCATTATTTTCTCTTGCAAAAGAATCAGTTGATCAAGTTTTACTTCCAAACCTTTTTTTCTGTAATATGCCTTAAAGGTTGATACATCATGATTCTCTAATATCTTTTGTATCCTTGGTATATTAAGTTTAACTAATCCTTTTTTTGCAACAAAGTGTCCTAAGCCATCCATATTGATTCTTGGATATTTTAGTTCAATAAGACATTGTCTTGCTTCTTTATAATATGCTTCAACAAATGTCTCAACAAGTAATTCAGATACATCTAAATCTTCTGCTACTTCCTTATAAAGTTTATCAGCCTTCTTTGGAATCATGGCCTAAAAATTTATAGTCAAGTAGTATAGTACCTTGTGTCTGAATCTTTATCTCCGGGTTTAGCCTTATAAGCTTCTTGTTCTCCTCATTCTTTATCACTAATCCATTCTTCTCAGCTTTATTAATACAGTTTCTTACTGTCTGTGGAGACTTAAAAATCCAGTCTTCTTCAGAAGAAGCATCATAACAAAAATGAGTAAGTTCAAGTGGCTCATTAAAACTAAGTAAAGTGAGACAGTTTAAATCAGAATCACTCATTGCTATCTTATTGATATAACAGTGAGTAAGTATCTGAAATTTTACAACTTCCCATTTGGGCATTTTAACCCTCTTCTGTACTTGGTTAACAAGTGCCATGACTAGTTCTTTTTAAGCTTTCTTTTTTGAGTATTAGGATTAACTCTTCCTTCTAAGCTAATTCCTTCTTCTTCCATATCTTCTTCCAATTCTTGTGGATTCTGGATATGGTACATAGCTACAGCATGTTGATGATCAAACTCAAGTCTTTTAAGTTTGAACTCAGCAATCTCTGCTAATAGTTTTTCATATGTATGCTGAGCTTGTAAAAAAGGTACAGCTTCTTCAAAGAATCTTTTAGTTTCTTCCTTTCTAGCTTGTAATTGTTCTGCTGTTAAAGCATCCAATTCTTCTTGATGTTGTTGGTTTTCCATTATAATTATTTATTGGTTATTACAAATATATACATAATAAGTTTAAATGTATATGGTTTAAACAAAAAATCCAGACACTGTAAGTATCTGGATCTCTATGACTTTAATAAGTTTAGTACATGCGGTTTCTTGTTTTTCTACCAACACCTGCATCTTTTAATCTTGATCTGTTTGCTTTTTTACTGCCTTTGTGACAACGGCCACCATCATCTGGACTGCAATTTGAATCCATAGTTACTCCTGGAGTACCTCCCATTTCAAAGCTTTTCATTGAACGTATGATTTGTGATTTACCTGCGGAACCACCTTTAGCATACATAGACTTGCAATATGCCATTGCATCTGTCACACCTTTTAATCCTGTATTTTTCATGTTATCTATTTTTAAGAGTTAAGTTTAATATTGTAATTAAATAAAAGTCTCTTGATAAGTCTATCTCAAGAGCAAATATGTCTAATGAAGAGATTCTTAATCTAATCATTACTTTGTCCCACTGCTTAGTGGCTGCTTTCCAACTGTTTCTAAATTTCATTATGCTTCATTTTTACTGATGGTACCTTTAGCATCTAATAAGACTTTACGGACATTAGCAGGTTGTGCTACTTTCCATTTAGTTCTTCTTGCTTGATACAATCTTGTTTTTAATATTCTTGTTACACTCATTGCATTTCCTTGGTTTCCACCAAGTACGTGATAGCAATCTTTATCTTCTCCAACATATATTCCTACATGTCCGCCACCATCTCTTTTAAAAGTAAGTACATCACCTAACATAGGTTCATTTACTTTAGTTCCAAAGTTAGCCCATGATAGAGCCCATAATGGTTTGTCTACTACTTCTAATCCTGCCTTATGTGCAGCATAGCCAATAGCTAATCCACACCAAGGAATCTCATCTGCAGTATATACTTTCTGAAGACCTAATTCTTTTGCCCATCCCATGATAACTGGATTGTGCACTTTACCAACTACTTCTTTAGTACCAAGCATCTTTACTGCTTCTACTAAGATCTTTGGAGATTTCTCTTCTTGTAAAAAATTATAACTCATATATCAATTTTTGACATTCTTATAAGTATCTGATACCTTTTCTATAGTACCTCTGATTTTCTTAACTGTACTAAATACAGACTTAAGCATATTGTTACCTGTAATATCAAACCAGTTCTCATTAATAGATGATAACTCTATGATAGCAAATATACATAATAGGAAGTTTGTATAAACAGCTGCTGTAGGAACTGTAAATCCATAACCTAATGCTTTAATTACTCCATTACTAAAAGGAGTAAGTGCATAATAGTCTAATGGAAATAGGGCTCCGGCAAATATATAATAACCAGCAGCTTTAAATACATAACCTCTTCTAAGTATTTTTGACTTAAATACATCCCTGTATTTTCTTCCTTCTATACAAGCAATCTTTTTTAAGGATATTAATTTAACAATTGTATCTATAAAGATAATAGTCATGAGTAGAATTGCACACATTTCTATTGGAGCAAAGAAAGAGAATAGAGACAATGTCAGGAGAGTTAATTTTGTTTTCATGGTAGTCTACGTGAAATCAGTTTGAATAAAATATAGATTAGCAAGATGAATAGCACAATACCTCCCACATAAGCTAGAAAGATAACCCAAGAAGGGATGTATTTAATTCTTTCTGGCTTCAATGTCTTAGTGACCACTCTAGTGTGGTATACATCATTGCCTTTAATTACTTTGGTTATTGTTTCTACGTTGGCTTTTGAGGTGTAAACATTATTCTGGAGTTTGGTCTGCAATGATAAGATCTTACCATCCTTGTCTCTAAGAACTCCATTTAGTTTAGATAATACATTACCTAGAGAGTCACAGTATAGTGTATCTTCTATATATAATGTTTCTCCCGGTATTTCAATAGTTGTGTCTCTGTATTCTATGATTGTTGCAGTACTGTCCTTCTGAGTACATAATGGGCAGTATTTAGCAAGTCTCTTTTCTAATGAACAAGATGTGATAGAAACAAACAATAGTATATATAAGAAATACTTCATACTTATAATATAGTGATTTTAAATGACACAGCCATCTTACTCTCCTTTAAGTGCTTTCAATTCGTTGTACATAGCGAGTAACTCTGCTTCCTTTTGAGCAATTAATTCCTCTTGTGTAGGTTCATCTACTTCAATGAACTCAACTCTTACAAGTCCATTGTCATCATATATTTCGTTTCTTACTTGTGCCATAGTTTATAAAGTTATTCCAATGAAAGGTACACTTGTATTTGTTCCACTAACCGCACCAAAAGGTGAAGGAGCAGAGCCAAACGCAGGAGCAGTTGTTGCAATATAAAGTGAGCTCACTGATATTCCATTTAATCTTAATGGAATTACACTTCCAACACTTATTGAATGAATAGTGGCAGTCCCAGAACCATGAAAAGATAACCAATAAGTTGTTCCCGCAGTAAAAGTAAAGGTTGTTGTTGCAGTTTTTATACCCGTTGTTGATAGGTCTAAGTTTGCACTTTCGTAAAGTTTTGTATTTGGAAGTCCATTTAAATCTGAGTAAATTAATATCCTTCCTAATGCACCTACTTGTAAAGTTGAACAGTTC